TGTCAGCAAGGGGTAAGGAAAATGCCGGAAGATAAGCAAGATCAGATACTGTCGGAGCTAAAAAGGTGCGCTGAAGGATTGCGATTTGGAGTTCTGACTATTGAATTTAAGGTTAAAGATGGGGTCATTGTTGCGGGTGATGTTGTAGAAGAGAGGAAGAAACTTGGATAAGAAAGAGCGTATTCGCAGGGCGTATAGGAGCTTGACCGCGCAATTCTTGCGCGTGGCCATGCAGGACTATAAATGCGGAGAGATCCCAGCTTCGACTATAGATTATATAGGCGAACAGTTTGGGGTGCAGGATCTGTCTAAAATGGCTGATCAAAATATTTTACGCGGCGATATTGACGGCACCATACGATGTTAGGTATACTTAAGAGGTAGTAATACAGCCAACTTGAAATATAGAGGCTGACAGTTTGGAATAAATAATTTCGCTGACCCTAATACGGAGGCGAGAGTACGTTTGAAACTAAACGTGTTCTCGCCTCTTTTTATTATCCAAAACATATGGAAATAAATTGGAATGTCTAATGCAAACCCCTCGCCGGAGACCAGATTTAAACCAGGTCACCCGAATTATAAACTTCCCGGTACTAAAAGCAAAACCACGCTTCTTAAAGAAAAGCTTGTTGACTACGCTCTTAAGCTTGATCTCGACGATGGCACAAAAATTACAAAGCGTAGTGGCAAAAAACTTCTTATTATTGCGATGCGATCTATACCTAAAGTCAAGATTCTCGAACTCGCTGCTGGGATGGTCCCACGCGAGCAGTTAATAAAAGGAGAAGGATTTGAAACAAATATTACCCTCGCGAATGTCCTCGGCGGTGGAGAAATTGACCCCGCAGCAAGGCGAGAACTTATTGCGTGCCTTAGAAAAGGACGAAGCGACAGCGAATCCACTTAGTCTCATCGAAGACGGCTTCATGAAAATTAAGACTAAGGCTGGCGGACTCGAAACGCTTACACTTAACCGCGCGCAGAAGTATGTCTTGAATATTATTAAGGTCTGCCTGGCTAAGTCGAAACCTATTCGTCTCATCATCCTAAAGGCCCGGCAACTCGGATGTTCGACACTCATCGAAGCAATCCTTTACGCATTCACTTCACAGCGCTCTAACCTTAACGCGCTCGTCATTGCCGACGATAAAGATGGATCCAATTATCAGTTCGACATGGCGAAGCTTTTCCAGGAACAAATGGCGCCGCATATCCGCCCTCCAGAGAAACGATCCAATGAAAAGAAATTAGAGTTTGAAGGTTTGCACTCGCAGATCCTAATCGACACTGCGGAGAATAAGCGCGCGGGCCGTATGGTCACGACACAGTTTGTGCACTTGTCGGAATACGCATTCTTCAATTATCCCGATGATGTCATGCTTGGCATGAGCCAGGCTGTGCCATCACTACCGGGCACGATGATCGTCAAAGAATCAACAGCGAACGGATTTAATCATTTTAAAACGGAATGGGACGCGGCTGTCTCCGGCGAGAATGACTACATTCCTATATTTATACCGTGGTATTGGGACGACGGTTACAAAATGTCCGTCGAGGATGCCTTTAGTTGCGTAGATCGCGAAGAGGTAGGGTTATCGGCCCAGATGGAACGCGAGGGAATTGATTCAATACCAGAACGACTGACGTGGCGCCGGTGGTGCATAAAGAATAACTGCGGTGGAAAGCTCGTGAACTTCCAGCAAGAGTATCCATCTACCCCGGAGGAAGCGTTCATAGCTTCAGGCGAATGCGCGTTTCATAAGGAAGAACTTATACGGCAACTTCGACAGAATCGGAAACCGATAGCGCATGTGAATATTGTGAAAACTGATTACAAGTACCAGTTGCGTACAGCGCCGGACGGAGATTTCTTCCTGTGGGAAACGCCGAAACCTCGTACGCAGGAGGAGTACATAGTCTCCGGGGACGCATGCTCGGGTTCCGGGACGGATTACGCCGCTCTGCAGGTTCGCGCAAAAAGGACGAACAGTATCGTCATGACTTTCCGAGGAAAGATCGACGCAGATGAACTTGCGGAGCGCGCGGCTTTGATGGGCGCGTTCTATCACGACGCGATAGTTGCGATCGAAAACGACAAATACGGATTCCACGCTAACCTAAAACTGAAGAGCATATACGGCAATGTCTTCGTCCAGGAGACGGTGGACCGGGAAAACAACGTTGTCACGCAGAAGTATGGATGGGATACAAATGCTAAGACGCGGCCATTAGCAATTGGCGAACTGAAGGAGGAGATCCGGCAGGGAGCGATAGATCTGTCGGACCCTTCCTTGATAAGGGAATGCCTGACCTTCATAAAGAACCCTGACACGAAGAAGGAGGAGGCTCAGGCCGGTTGCAACGATGACCAAGTAATGTGCGCGGCGATTGGGTCGGCGGTGAGGAGCCTGAAGCCATATGAGCCGGTGAAGCGAGAGGTGCGTAGGCAGGGGCCGGTGATAGGGGATTACTAATGACAACTATGGGATGTATTGTTGCAATTTGGATTCTATGGGCAGTAAAAATTCTTGAGATATGAAACCTTCGATATGGAGACAGTTCAAGTTTAGGTGGTTCGCGTTTTATTACGATTGCATAGACACGCTTGAAGACAGTTACGGAATTTAACCAAGGAGGAAAGCAATGGACGGACAGAAAGTAATAAAGCCGGGTGCCGGTGGCAAGACGGGCGGTCATGACGACATGATTCTCGACAAGGCGAAATCGGTGGGTCCGGCGGCCAAGCCCGAGGACGGTAAGGGTCAGGGATGCCTCGATGGGCAGAAAACTAAATGACACCAGAACCAGAGAAGTCCGCGGAGCAGGCCAAGGATCATTTCCAGGAAAAGGGAATAACTGTCGCGATGTATGTGGTCTACAACCAGGAGTCTGGCGAGTACGGCGTGATAGGTGCGCCCGGCTTCCTCGATGACAAGACCCGCGCCTACTTCGCGCTGTGGATGGCCGAGAAGCAGCTCGACAAGTTCTACGCCAAGAAGGAGGCCTTCTTCGAGAAGATGGTGGCTGGAGCGCGTACGTTTAAGGACAAGATGGCCTTCAGGGGCTTCTGGGGGGCGAAGAAGAATTGAAATGGGTATTGCTTTATTTTGGAGTGATGGGTGCCACATTCGGCGTCTACGCCATTCTTAACGCGGGTCGGAGGACACTCCTTCGATACCCAGCGGCTATAGCGAATGCGATATTCTTGGGGATTATACTATGGATCCGGTATTGGAAAGTGAACTTCTAAACTTTGTAAAAGGTCTCACGGACGACTCTCTGAACGACCGTGAGCAGAAAAAGTTTGACGAAGAGCTCGAGAACCTTGAGAAGCGTTTCGAGGCTATGCGTTCGGTTCGAGGCCTGGACTACAAGGACCTGCCGAAGACGTCGCCCTGGCCGGGCTGCTCGGACATTGGTATACCCATTGAGGCCATTACTATTCAGAGCATCGTCGCCAGGACTGACAGGACGGAGTTCGAGCGGCTTCCGCTTACGCACGTTACGCCGGTGGGCCCAAGCGACGTGGCAACGGCCCCGAAGGTTGAGGCATTCCTGGACTGGCAGAAGCTGAACCTGATGCGTGTGCGTATTCCAAAACTAATGGCAACACGCGCCGCGCTGACGCTCGGAAGTTATTTCTTCAAGGTTGTGTTCGAGGAGAAGTATGTCTGGGACGAGGAGGACGTATACGGCCTTCGCGACCCCGACACCGGCGAAGTTATGAAGGATGAGGGCGGAAGAATTGTGCAATGGGATCCAGAGGGTGAGCAACCGTTAAACGATTCTTTGAAACCGTATCAGATAGTTCCGCTTGCCGAGACGTATAAGAAGGACACCTACCGGGGCCCCGTGCTTTACGGGCGCCATCCAAAAAATATACTTTGGTCGAAGGACGAGACGTCCTACGATCCTGCCGACTGGGACTGGTGGGCGGATTTGTATGAGCGGAGCGTGGAATGGTTGGACACGAAGGGGCGGGAACAAGGTTACATAAATGTTGACCAGATTATCGCCAAGCTTCAGCTTCGAGCGTTTGAGTCCGGTGCGAAGATCGACCGCAAGCGGATGGTGAAGCTAAGGGAATGGCACGGCGAGTATGACGTCGCCGGTAATGGCAAAATGCGCTGCGTTACCGCAATCATCGCTCCGGAGTACAATGTCTTCCTCGGCTGGGAGAAGGACAAGGTCAAGCAGAAGACCGGCGAGCCGAACCTGATCCACCGCTGCCCGATACCAATGGAGGGTAGGGTTCTTGGCCAGAGCATACCGCGCTTCATAAAGGGTCTCCGCGACGCCATCGACGGCATCTTCAACTCCATGCTCGACCAGGCTTCGCGAAAGAACAACCCGCCGATAATATACGCGCATGGGAGCGGTTTTGATCCTGGCAAGCATAATTTTGGATATAGGTTCTGGCCGGAGAAGACTCCCGGAACTCTCCGTGAACTCGCCATGGCGCACAATGATAACATCGAGGTCCAGAAGATACAGCTCCTGATGGAGCTTGTGCAACGATTGTTCGGGGTTTCGGACAGTACGCTCGGCGCTGACAACCCAAAGAACCAGACCTACGGCGGTATCACCACGCTCCTCGCCGAGGGCAATGTTAACATCGACATGCTCATCCAGACCATGAACGAAAGTAATATTCGTCTGGACGAATTGATAATCTCGCTAAACGCCATCTACATCCGCCGCGACGAAGAAGGCCAGGGCATACCGCTGGAGTTCCCGCTCATCGACGACTATAGTTCTGTCATGGAGGATCCGGACAACCCGTTTGCAACTATCACGGAGGAGGAGTTGCTGGGAAGATACAACTTCATGCCGACCGGTGCAAGCCTGACCATAAACACCAGAAGTATCCGCGAGGAGGCTGGCTTCTTGTTCGAGAAGGTTATGACCTATATGCAGGTGAATCCGTTTCTGCAGGATCTGAACGTAGTGCGAGAATCTACGTCCGACGTCTTCAAGAGTTTTGGCAAGAAGAACATACAGTTGCCCAGCGTGGAGGAAGTCCAAATGAAGATGGCGCAGGCTGCGCAAATGGCTGCACAAGCAGCGACTGCACAACCCCCAGGGAAGAAAGGACCGCCGAATGCCGGAAGACGTTAAAGTTTCGCCAATAGAGGTCTGGAACGCCGTCCAGGAGACGAAGAAAAGCCGAGGGTGGCAGTTCATAATGGAACGCTATGCCAAGGAGGGCGACCAAGTCCTGACAGAACTTCTGGACGTAAACCTTTCTCCAGGGCGTGAATATTCAAAGCGTGACCTGAAGGCCTTTCAGATGGAAGCACTTGGGAAATTGGCGAAGGTGCTTGAAGATATGAAGCTCGAAGCTGAACACGAAATAGCGCGGCAAAGCGTGCCGACACACAAGGGGGTATAGCCATGGGTTGCGGAAAGAAGAAGAAAAAGGGGAAAAAATACTAACCCAGTAAACCTGCAAAGGAGCTGGCAAGGGAAGGGGAATGTTATGACCCTAAATGCTGAAGAACTCGCAAAACGCAAGGCGCGATACGAGGAGCTTTACGCAAAGGACGAAGCGCA